GAACGGGGGGAAAGACAAAAGGAAAGAAAGATCACCACTAGGAGCGCGGGTCGCTCCTGGGTGGGATTGGCCCTCGCGGGGGCCAAAGGCGGAGTTGGCCTCTCTGCGCTATCAGGCGCAGAGGGGTGTCGCCCCTGATATTAATCCTGATGCGTGGCAATCGGCTAGGGAAACCATGAAGGACTATTTTAAAAGATGTTACATGGGAACAGGCCGTTTCAAAACTTTTGATTCACTAATACACAACATTAAGCGTGATTCCTCACCAGGGTTCCCGTTTTACATGGACTACGAAGACAACGCAAAGCTCTTGGAAGATGAGCTAGCCGTGGAAGAGGTCAAGTGGTTATACATGCTCACGTTAACAACTCTCGCTTGTTTGGAGAGAGATTGGGAAGCAGATGCCTCAGTTGCATCCGTGGAGATTTTCAACATGGGAATCGTAAACGTGACGCGGTGGTTTGTAAAACAGGAGCCCCATAACGAAGAGAAGATTAGAACGAACAGGTTCAGGCTCATAGCTAGTATGAACCTAGTAGACTCATTAGTCTGTTCTGCTATCTTCGGGAATATGACAATGTTTTCTATGTTTGAATGGCAGGAGTGGGGGGGTTTGACCCGCCGCACCCATAGGAACAAGAAAGGATTGCCTCCGAGCTTTGCGACTGGGATGGGCCATACCCTTGTGGATTGGTCTAAGATCCGTGAATTCGCAGAGCGGGGGCCAGTGGTCAACGTGGTGGGGGGACAGCCAGGTAAAGTGTGTGTTTACTGCGCCGATGTGAGCGGCTGGGACTGGACGGTCTCAGATCAGCTCCTACAAGAAATAGTTGGAAATTCTTGGGAGGCAGCCACACACGGACTCAGTGATTACAACCGCCTCATGTGGAAGAGATCAGCAGAGAATTATTTGCGAGTGATGGCTCGTCAAATTATGATTCTCTCTGACGGTAGAGCTTTCATACCCAAGCGGGCTGGAATCCAGAAGTCTGGTTGTAAAATCACGACTTGGGGCAACTGCGTGATGAGAGCGCAGTCTGCGGCATATGTCTACCACAGAGTCATCATCAACAAGTTCGTAGAACGCGGACGGAGGATGCCTGGAGGTGCACACGGGCCCAGCAAGCAAATTTCTGAATACCTTAGGTTATATGGGAACCCTTGCTTGGAGGAGGTGTGCGTCGTGATGGGAGATGACTCATTGGAGAGGCTGCCGCCAGGACTGCTAGACATGCAGGATCATGAGAGGAGACAGGAGGAAGTTTCGAGTTATTACAGAGAGCTCGGGCAAAAGTTGAAGGTCTATTCGAAGACTATACCAAATGACGCGAATGACCCGTTAGACTTTTGCTCAGCATACTGGGCTCGAGACCGGTGTCTCCCTTACGCCACAAGTCAGTCTTTGAGGAAGACTCTTTTCAGGCTTGTGCACTCTCGTGATCAGAAATTCGAGGATTTCTGGGAGAGAGTGCTCGCAGCCCTCGTCCATGTTGTGGGGAACCCAGACCCTGCTCCACTCG